TAAGACAATGAATGATAAATGGATATCTGGTACCCAAGTTGGTGGTGAAGGTGTTAGAAATGGGTTACCGTACTATAATACGTTATTTGAAAGGTTTATGTTTTTGGATAGAGCTAATAGAGATATTGGTAATGACGCGGTTATAGATATATTTTATTTCCAAGGTCTAGGTACACCTGATACTGAGACACAGTCTGTTAAACAAACTGTAGCTGGTTTCATAAGTAATATGTGTGCGAAAAATTACTTCAATTTTATACCATTACCCGCTTACGTTAATTTTTACGCACAAACCAATAGTGGTAACATAGCAGCACAAGGTAATGGTATGTTTGGCACCTATAGACTTGTCGATAGTACTAAATCTAATCCAGTTTACCTGTGTCAATATGTTGGTGAACCGTCAAAAAATTTAGATATTCGAACAAAAGATTATGGTTACGTTAATGACGCGTCCAATTTGGGTGACTCAACAAATAACTCTTTAATTAATCCAAATAATGTTAGTGGTGAAGATATTGATAAAAATAATAAAGTGATGGCGTTCACTGTTGATATTGGGATACCGAATCAAAATATCTTTCAAAGTTTATCATTAGACCAAAGTGAATTTCAAAATACTTCGGAATCGTTTAAGATTACCGAAGATTTGGGTCAACAAGCGAGTGGTAGACCTGTCGCTGTTAATTCTCTTAATTTATTTAACTTGTATAAATCTAGAAGTTATAAAGTACAGGTAAATTGTATGGGTAACGTGATGATACAACCGACGACTTATTTTCAATTAAGGTACGTACCAATGTTCGCGGGGTCTTATATGGTTACAGAAGTTCAACATAATATAACACCAAATAACATGAAAACATCATTTGTGGGAACTAGAATACCTATAAGTAATTTCCCCAAAGTCAGAGATTTGGTTATGAGGTTGGATAGTTCTTTCTTAAAAAAATTGAGACCATCAGTAAATAAGGAAAATATTATTGAACAACCCGCATTAGATTATTGGGAATCTCTACCACAAGATGAAGAAATAACACCAACCACAACGCTTGGTGACATTATTTTCGGTAATCCAGTTGATTTAGAATTTGTGGCTTACCCAAGTTTTATATCTGGTTTACTGAACCCGAACAGATGGGAAGAAGTTAGAGTTAGAAGAGATGGTACAGAAAGAGTACACTACGCTGTAGACATAGCACCAAAACGTGAGTACAAAAACACAAACATCAATATTTTGAGTCCTATAGATGGTATCATAACAACAATTCTAGGTGGTTGTTCAGATACAGGTGATAGAGATATTAGAGCTAAATGTAATGGTGGTGCTGGTAACCATATTGTAATTGATAAAATACTTAGTAACCCAGGTGAAACATCATATGTTCCTAATGCTTTGGTTAAAGTCAGAGTTAGGTTGTTACACCTAAAAGAGGATAGTTTAATAAATAAAAATGTTAATAATCCGGTTAATAGAGGTGAAACAATAGGAATTATGGGTAATTCTGGAAATAGTACTGGTACACACTTACATTATGAAATTATATCTTACACATTAAATAATGAGTTAAAGGAAATTGAAAAGTATGAAAACCCTAATGACTTTATCACAATACAATAATATTTATAAAGAAAAGAATTATGGTTTCTAATGATTTAAAAAGTAAATTGGATGGTTTCTTAGGTAAGAACACCAGGTTAAGTGAAGTTAATACAAATTCAGAGTCACAAGAAGTTTGTGATTTAGATACTGGAATTTGTTATACTGTGAGAACAAGAGACGGTTTAATTGAAAGAACCGAAAATAAAGTGAAAGTCAATAGAACTGTTCACGTAGAATCACCTAACGGTAACGTAAAACAATTGTTAAATGGGTAAGTTGGAAAAATCTATTTTAGAGGAAATTAAACGATTTAAACAAATTAATCATAACTCTAACAATCTAAACGAACAAAGTGTTGGTGGGTTCGGTAATTTAGGTATGGGTAGTCATGTTAAACGTATTATGGGTGATATGTATGAACAGGAAGAAGAAACCGAAGATTTGGAAGTTGATGATGAGGAAATTACACCAGAAGAAACACCCGATGATACTGACTTGGAGGTAGGTGATGAGGAAATTACACCAGAAGAAACACCCGATGAAATTGAGTCTGAGGTAGATATTGATATGGGTGGTACCGAATCTGGGGGTAAAGAAATTGATGTTACAGATTTAGTTAAGTCACAAGAAAAAATTGAAGGTGAAATCACCACAACTAAAACCACTGTTGACGACACGAATGAAAAATTATCATCATTATTAGGCAAATTGGGTGATTTGGAAACTCAATTACTGAGTATGGATGAATTAGTAAAACAGATAGACACCTTAGATAAAAAAATAGAAAAATTTAGACCAAAAACTAGTGAGGAAAAAATGGAACTTAGAAAATATGATTCAGGTCCTTTTAATCAAACTCTTTCTGATTTTTGGGATGATAGTCAAGATAAATTTGAAAAGACTGGAAAAACTGATTATATTTTGACAAAATCTGATGTTGAAAATTTTAGTGACGCGGATATAAAACAAAGTTTTAACCCAGACTACGAAAAATAATTTAAGTCCTAAATTACTTCATAAATCACCCTACGGGGTGATTTTTTGTTTTTTAACTAATTGACTATCCCATAAAAATGATTACAATTATTAGTAAGTAAAAAAAACAAATTTAAATTTTATTATTATGAGTACATTAGACGCGGTTTTATCACAGTATGAAAAAAACAAACAAACAACAAGTACAACACCTAAATTGTCACAAGAAGAGAGATTGAAACAATATTTCAGTATCGCTCTACCAAAAGGTGTTAAATCAGCTGAAAGAAGAATTAGAATCCTACCCGCTAACGATGGTGGTTCACCATTCAGTGAAGCGTATTTCCACAATGTTCAAGTACAGGGTAAGTGGATGAAGTTATATGATCCAGGTAAAGATTCATCGGGTAAACCAACTGGTGAAAGAAGTCCGTTAAATGAAGTTGAGGAAGCTTTGAAATTAGCTGGAGATGAACAATCAAAAGAGTTGTCAAGACAATACAAATCGTCAAAATTTTACATTGTTAAAGTTATTGACCGTGACAATGAAGAAGATGGTGTTAAATTTTGGAGATTTAAACACAATTGGAAGGGTGATGGTATTTTCGATAAATTGATTCCAATTTGGAAAAACAAAGGTGATGTTTCAGACCCTAAAGAAGGGAGAGATTTGATTTTATCACTACAATCAGTACCACTTCCAGGTGGTCGTGGTGAATATACCACAGTTTCATCAATAATGTATGAAGACCCACAACCATTGAGTGATGATAAATCTAAAACTAAAGAATGGTTGTCGGACGAAAGAACTTGGTCCGATGTATACTCACAAAAACCAGTAGAATATTTGGAAGCTATTTCTAAAGGTGTCGAACCAGTTTGGGATAATGAACTTAAAAGGTACACTTATGATGATCCTTCAAACAAAACCAACTCAACTGTTGATATGAGTCGTAAACCAGTACCTACGGTACAATACGAAGATCCTCAAGAGGATGATGAACCAGACGACGATTTACCTTTCTAATTAAATTAAATATTAATTTCTGACCCACCACATGGTGGGTCATTTTAACTACACAATTATGGCTCTTAAAAAAAGAAGTTTTGAAGACATTAAAAATAAATATTCTAAAAAAGCTAAGTTTAAATCAGATCGTTTTTTCGATTTGGGAGAAGCTTTTTTGGATGCTACCGGAGTACCTGGTCCAGCTATGGGTCATATTAATATGTTTCTTGGACATAGTGATACCGGAAAAACTACAGCTTTGGTAAAAACCGCAGCTGACGCTCAAAAGAAAAATATATTACCAGTCATCATTATAACTGAACAGAAATGGGATTTTAAACATGCTAGAATGTTAGGTTTGGAATGTCAAGAAATCTTGGATGAAGAAACTGGTGAAGTGGATTGGGATGGTTTTTTCTTGTTTAATAACAACTTCGAATACATTGAACAAATTACCGACTACATTAATTCCCTTTTGGATGCTCAAGAAAAAGGTGAAATCGAATATGATTTATTGTTTATGTGGGACTCGGTAGGTTCTATACCCTGTAAAATGACATTTGAAGGTAAAGGTGGTAAACAACATAACGCCGCTGTTTTAGCTGATAAAATTGGTATGGGAATTAACCAAAGAATCGGTAAATCTAGACGAGATGATTATAAGTTTACAAATACCTTAGTTGTTGTAAATCAACCATGGGTGGAGTTACCAGATAATCCTTTTGGCCAACCTAAAATCAAAGCGAAAGGTGGTGAAGCGTTGTGGTTAAATTCCACACTTGTTTTTAGATTTGGTAATCAAAAAAATGCTGGAACAACAAGTATAGCTGCTGTTAAAGATAAGAGGAAAGTTAAATTCGCGGTCAGGACTAAAGTTACCATCATGAAAAACCACGTCAACGGACTTGGTTATGAAGATGGTAAAATATTGGTAACACCTCACGGGTTTTTAACTGGTAAAGACGCGGCTGAAGAAAAAACATCTATTGAACAGTACAAAAAAGATTATTCTGATTTTTGGGGTGATCAATTAGGTGTTGGTGGTGACTTTGTATTGGAAGAAACCACAGAAGACTAACTATTGTCAAACAATCAAAAAAACTGTCTCGTGACAAAAACCTTATTAATTGATGGGAATTCATTATTGAAATATGGATTTCATGGGTTAAAGTACCTAAAAACTTCGGATAAATTAGCGGCTGTTTATTTCTTCCTTAATACTATTAGAAAATACATTAGTGAAGAAGGGTACAATAAGGTTTTTGTCGCTTGGGATGGTATCAAAAATTACGAGTATAGACGAAATATATACTCACAATACAAAATACAACGAAAACAAAATAATTTAAGTGAAGAGGAATTATTTTCGTTAAATTCACAAAGATTAAGAATCAAACAGTACTTAGAAGAAGTTTACGTTAGACAGTATGAGTTTGAAGGGTATGAAGCGGATGATTGTATCGCGTACTACTGTAATAACACAACAGAAAACGTTACAATAATCACAAACGATAGGGATTTGGTTCAATTGGTCAGACCTAACGTATCGATTAAATTTTTAAACCCCCCACAAGTGTTCACCCATAATGACAAAGTGAAATATCAAGGGGTCGACATACCAATACAAAACATAAAACTAATCAAAATACTTTGTGGTGATTCTTCTGATAATATATCTGGTGTGAAAGGTTTGGGAGTTAAAACTTTAATTAAACATTTCCCAAATATATTATCAAAAACCTTGTCATTAGATAGTGTACTAACTGAAACTATTAACATATTGGAAGATAACCCTAAAAATTTTAGACTTAAAAATTTAGTTGAGGGTGTCACAAAGGATGGGGTGTTAGGATCTAATTTTTTAGATAGGAATATCAAATTAGTTGATTTGAGTTCTGTCAGTTACCCACCTAAGTTTGAGGTGGAAATGAACCAAATTATGACAGATACCTTAGATCCTGAAGGTAGATCATATAAAAACCTATTGAAAATGATGATAAAAGATAATCTTTTTGAATTTATTGGAAAATCCGATAATTCATTCTTAAATTTTGTACAACCTTTTATTTTATTAACTAGAGTAGAAAAAAACAAATTCAAAAAAAAATAACCATGGAAAGAAAAGAAAACCAAAAATTCGAGTTCATTTTAAAACTCAACGAAAACATTGTTTGTCAACGTTATTTTAGTGTTAAAAATTACGTAAATGACAGTGAAAATTCTTTAGATTTATATGATTCTGTGACATACATATGTGACGACATTAAAGATAATTTAAAGTCAAATACGATTAGTGTTTTGAGTGAACATCACAATGACGAGATAAATAATTTAGGTGAAAATGAAGAGAATTTTACGATAACTGTCAAGAAAGAAAATCATAATATAATCGAGAGAACCTTCCCTGCAAATGTGTATCCCCCAAGAGTTAGATATTCTGTGGACATTAGGCCAAAAATTTCACGATATCTAAGAGAAATTACTGACATTTTGTCAGATAAAAATAATGATAAGAAGTATCTAAATTACGAACTTTAATAATAACCGATACGTATTTATAATATAAATTCATATATGACTGGGACTGAAAATTTTGGATATTTAGGTTACAATTTTCAATTAAAACTAATTAATCTTATAATCACTGATAAATCTTTCGCACAATCGATAATTGATGTTATACTTTCCAAGTATTTCGATAATCAATACTTTAAATTGATTATGCAAATGATTAAAGAGTATTATGAGAAATACCAAACAGTCCCCTCATTTGATACTTTGGAACAGGTCACACATTTGGAAGTCACCTCAGAGATGGCTAAAAAATATGTGATGGACATGTTGAAAGAAATAAAGGAAGTCTCATTTGAAGATCATCTTTTTATTAAGGAAAAATCTGTAAAATTCTGTAAACAACAAGAACTCAAAAAAGCTATTAGAAAGGTCGAAAAGATTATGGAGAATGGTGATTTTGAAAGTTATGACAAATGTGAGGAATATATTAGAGAAGCTATCAGTATAGGTGAAGGAGATAATGGTAGTTTAGAAGTTTTCCACAATTTGGAAGAGGTTTTGAAGGATGATTTTAGAGATCCGATACCTACTGGTATTTCTGGGTTGGATAACCTTTTAAATGGTGGGTTAGCTAAAGGTGAAATTGGTGTTATATTAGCACCAACTGGTGTGGGTAAAACCACGGTTTTGACTAGATTCGCTAATACCGCTTTTAATATGGGTTACAATGTCCTACAGATTTTTTTCGAAGACAACCCCAAAGTAATTCAAAGAAAACATTTTACGTGTTGGACTGGTATACCATCAGATAAATTATCTGACAATAAGAAAATAGTTTTAACTAAAGCTGACGAAATGAAAAAAAGTGGTGGTAAGTTAATCCTTAAAAAATTAGCGTCTGATGAGTTTACAATTACACAGATTAAAAACCAAATACGTAAGATAATATCTGAGGGGACAAAAATAGATATTGTATTATTGGACTACATTGATTGTGTGGTACCAGAAAGAAGTTTCGACGACGAGTGGAAAGGTGAAGGGTCGGTTATGAGGAAGTTTGAAGCTATGTGTCACGAGTTAGACTTGGTTGGTTGGACCGCTACACAAGGTAACAGATCTTCTATATCCTCTGAAGTTGTAACCACAGACCAAATGGGTGGTTCAATTAAAAAAGCTCAAGTAGGTCACGTGATAATATCAATAGCTAAGACTTTACAACAGAAAGAAATGGGGTTAGCTACTATCGCTATAACCAAATCTAGAGTCGGTAAAGACGGAGTTATATTTGAAAACTGTACATTTAACAACGCGACGTTGGAGATTGACACCCAATCATCGCAAACGTTCTTAGGTTTCGAAGAAGAAAAAACAAATAGAAACCAAAAAAGAGTTTTGGACGCTTTAGAAAAAAGGAACAAAATGTTAAATCAATAATTAAAAATTAATTTATTATACTATGAATAAAACTACTAACAATATTAGTAACGGCAAACTTTTCGCTGAAAGAATCGCGTACAAACCTTTTGAATACCCCGAGTATTATACTGAAGGTTGGTTACCACAAGCACAAGCTTTTTGGTTACACACAGAAATATCAATGCAAGGTGACGTGAAAGATTGGAAAGAAAATTTAGAACCTCACGAAAAAAACTTGGTCGGAAACATTTTATTGGGTTTCGCTCAAACAGAATGCGCGGTTTCAGACTATTGGACGGGAATGGTAACAAAATGGTTCCCAAAACATGAAATACGTCAAATGGCGATGATGTTTGGGTCACAAGAGACCATTCACGCGGTAGCGTACTCTTATCTAAATGAAACACTTGGTTTGGAAAATTTTGAAGCGTTCTTACATGAACCTGCGGTTTCATCCAAATTCGAAATGTTGATGTCAGTTAATGGTGATTATACACATGACGATTTGTCAACCAATGAAAACGCTAGACGTGAAGTCGCTAAATCATTAGCTATATTTTCAGCTTTCGCTGAGGGCGTCTCATTATATTCATCATTCGCGGTACTTTATTCGTTTCAACTAAGGAATCTTTTAAAAGGTATTGGCCAACAAATGAAATGGAGTGTTCGTGACGAGTCTTTACACTCTAGAATGGGTTGTAGATTGTTTAATCACATGTGTTCAGAATATCCAGAACTCAGAGAATCAACCAAAGATAGTGTTTATGAAGCAGCTAAAGTGATAGTGGAATTGGAAACTAAATTTATTGATAAAATGTTTGAACAAGGTGATTTGGAAAATTTATCATCTTCAGACCTTAAAGAGTTTATTAAACAAAGAACGAATGATAAATTAAGAGAGTTAGGTTATGACAGTCTATTCACCGTTAACCAAGAAAAAGCTAGTAATTTAGACTGGTTTTACCATTTAACTGGTGGTATAACACATACAGACTTCTTCGCTTTAAGACCTACAGATTATTCTAAAGCGGGAGAGGATGATGATTGGGATAACGTATTTTAAAAATATATAATTATGAAAAATTACGCAGAACATTTAGGGTGGGAAGTCGATGTGGACTTCCCAAGTTGGGCTAATACCCCAGTTTATGTACAAACAATATCTAAGGGATATCTTTATGGTGATGAAAAACCTAAAGACGCTTATTGGAGAGTTTGTACCGCTGTAGCTAAAAGATTGAATAAACCTGAGTTAGCTACTAAATTTTTTGATTACATATGGAGGGGTTGGTTGTGTTTAGCGACACCAGTCCTATCAAACACCGGAACTGAAAGGGGTTTACCGATATCGTGTTTTGGTATCGATGTTGGTGATTCCATCTATGAAATTGGTATGAAGAATTTGGAGATGATGTTATTAGCTAAGAATGGTGGTGGTGTTGGTGTTTGTGTTAATCAAATCAGACCCGCTGGTTCACCAATTAAAGATAACGGAACTTCTGATGGTGTTGTACCTTTTTGTAAAATATATGATTCTACAATTTTAGCTACAAATCAAGGTGCTGTTAGACGAGGTGCCGCGTCAGTAAATTTGAACATAGAACACGAAGATTTTATTGATTGGTTGGAAATTAGGGAACCTAAAGGTGACGTAAATAGACAATCACTTAACCTACACCAGTGTGCGGTTGTTGGTGATAAATTCATGAGAAAACTTGAAGCTGGTGATCCTGAAGCTAGAGAAAAATGGGTAGCGTTGATAAAGAAAAGACGACAAACGGGTGAACCATATATTATGTATCGTGGAAACGTTAATAAACAAAACCCTGAAGCTTATAAAAAGAATGGGTTGAAAGTCTATATGACTAATATTTGTTCTGAAATCGTGTTGAACACTGATGAAAGTCACTCTTTTGTTTGTTGTTTATCGTCACTTAATCTCGCTAAATATGATGAGTGGAAGGACACTGATTTAGTGTATACCGCTACTTGGTTTTTAGATGGTGTTTTGGAAGAATTCATTCAAAAAGCTAAATACCGACAAGGGTTTGAAAATTCAGTACGTTCAGCTGAAAAAGGTAGAGCGTTAGGTTTGGGTGTTTTAGGTTGGCATACATATTTACAACAAAAAGGTGTACCTTTTGAGGGGTTACAAGCTCAGTTTGAGACTAGAAGAATTTTCGGTCAAATTAAAAATGAAACAGAACAAGCGTCAAAAGATTTAGCTTCTGTTTATGGTGAACCTCTTTGGTGTGTGGGTACTGGTTACAGAAATACCCATTTAAGAGCTATCGCACCAACAGTATCGAATTCTAAATTAGCTGGTGGTGTTTCAAGTGGTGTTGAACCTGTCCCCGCTAATGTGTGGACAGAACAAAGTCTGAAAGGTACTTTTATACGTAAAAATTCAGTATTGGAAAAAATATTGAAAAAGGTTGGTATAAACACAAAAGAAGTTTGGGATCAAATCTTAGAAGATGGTGGTTCAGTACAAAATATTAATCAATTGGATGATTGGTTTTACGTTAAAGGTAAATTAACACACAGGTCAGAACTCCGTGATTTAGATGAACCAACACCAGTTAAAGATGTTTTTAAAACTTTCAGGGAAATAAATCAATTAGAGTTAGTTAGACAAGCTGGTGTTAGACAACAATACATCGACCAATCTGTGTCGTTGAATTTAGCTTTCCCAAAAGAAGCGACACCTAAATGGATTAATCAAGTACATATGGAAGCTTGGAAACAGGGTGTTAAAACACTGTATTACATGAGAACCGAAAGTGTACTTAGGGGGGATATAGCTGCTAAAGCTATGGATCCAGAATGTTTAAGTTGTGACGGATAAAAAAAATAAAGTGTTTAAACCCATCGAATTCGATGGGTTTAATATTTATATTAAACAACTATCATTTAAACTAGTATGGAAAAATACATAAAAAAAATTCTAAGGGAATATGGTGAAGATGAACTATATAATTATAAACCTAATTTTACATCTTCAGATTTTTTAAAATGGGTCGATTCAGAATTCGATAAAGAAGTTTTAGAATTAGTTTTAACTAAAGTACAAGACAGATTAAATTTCTTGGACACTATGGAATACATGTCAACAAGAAAAGAAGTTAAAGGGTTTAGAAGGTAATATTATGCAAATAGCTAAATTCAGGTATGGGATAAGTTTCCCGTTTCAAGACACGACAGACGGTTATTTTCTCAAAACTACTACAACACCACAAGAAGAAACAAAAGCTAATTTAATACATCTGTTATTAACCAGAAAAGGAAGTCGTTACTTTCTTCCAGACTTTGGTACAAAATTGTACGATTATTTGTTCGAACCATTAGATTCTGCGACGTTTAAATCCATGGATTCTGAAATTAGAACCGCTATATCCGAATATTTACCTAATATCAATGTTAATGAAATTAGAATCGAAAGACTAGAAGACGTGACTGACACGACAGAGGGTACAGTTGTGGATTCGGATTTGGATGATAGAATATATAGGGTCGCTGGTGATGGTACTGAAGATTATACTGTGAAAATATTTATAGATTATAGTTTAAAAGATGATGTATTTGGTAGCCGTGAATTTATAGTAATCAATTTATAATATGGAAAACGAATCAGGTAAAAAAATATCATACACTGAAAGGGATTATTTAGGTGTTAGAAATGAATTATTAAGGTTAACACAAATCTACTATCCAGATTTAATTAGAAACTCAAACGATGGGTCTATTTATTCTGTATTTTTGGATTTAAATGCGGCGATAACCGATAACTTAAATTACCAAATAGACAGGTCTTTACAGGAAACGGTGTTATTTTTCGCTAAAGAAAGGTCTTCACTTTATAATATCGCTAGAACTTATGGGTTAAAGATACCTGGTAATAGACCATCAATAACACTTTGTGATTTTTCAATCACTGTTCCAGCGTTCGGTGATAAAGAAGATGATCGTTATTTAGGTTTTTTACGTAGAGGATCTCAAGTCAGAGGTAATGGTCAAGTATTTGAGTTAGCTAACGACTGTGATTTTTCTTCACCATACTCTGTTGATGGTGTTCAAAATAGAACTAAGATACCTAATTTTGATTCTAACGGTATTTTGGTTAATTATACCATAACTAAACGTGAAGTTGTAATTAATGGTGTTACAAAGGTTTTTAAAAAAGAAATTACGGATGTTGATAGTCGACCGTTCTTTAAATTATTCTTACCAGATAGAAATGTTTTAGGTGTAACATCTGTAATTGAAAAATCTGGTTTGGGTTATAATACTTTACCTTCCAGTTTAGAGTTTTTATCGACATCATCTAATAGGTATTTTGAAGTGGACGCGTTAGCACAACAAGAGGTATTCACAATAGACCCCGCGGCGCCCACCGACCAACCAGGTGTTAAACCAGGTAAATATGTTTTAGCTAATAAGAGATTTATTAGTGAGTTTACACCCGAAGGTTTTTTCTTCTTAACTTTTGGTGGTGGGAATAATACGTCACAAAATTTATTAGAAACATTCAGTAAATTCGGAACCCAGATTAATCCGTCTAAATATTTAAATAATGTTTCTTTAGGTAACGCTGTTAGACCAAATACTACGTTGTTCATCCAATATCGTGTGGGTGGGGGTAAATCATCTAACGTTGGTGCTGGAGCTATAAAATCGATAGGTCTAGTAGATTTTGTTGTGTCAGGTCCAGTGTCTAATGTTAATACACAGGTTAGAAATAGTTTAAGGGTTAACAATGTTACAGCAGCTATTGGTGGTGATGACTTAATGTCGGTGGAGGAAATTAGAAACTACATATCGTTTAACTTTTCATCACAAAATAGATCTGTAACCATAAATGATTACGTTAACAAGGTTAGGTTGATGCCGTCCCAATTCGGTGCTGCCGCTAAAGTAGGTGTGATAGAAGTTGAAAACAAAGTCAAAATCAATGTATTGTCGTATACACCTACTGGTGAATTAACATCTAATGTGTCTTCTACATTGAAGAATAACATCGCGGAATATCTATCGAATTATAGAATGATTAACGACTATATTGAAGTGGGTAACGGTAAAGTTATTGATTTAGCTGTAGACTGTGACGTGATAATACAACAATCGTCAAACCAAGGTCAAGTTGTTACTAATGTAATTGAAACTATAAAGAATTTTTTTAATTCAGACGGGGTTGAAATGGGCCAAACAGTTAATGTTAGTGAATTGGTTTCTATGATTATTTCATTACCCGGTGTGACAAACGTAGTTGATATCAGGATTTTTAATAAAGTCGGTGGTCAATATTCTAATTCACCAACACAACAACCTTATGTTGTGAATTCAGATGACAATCAAATTCAATTAATTGACGGTTGTTTAATATTCCAACCAGACGAAATACCACAAGTTAGATTCCCATCTAAAGATATTAGGGTTAGGGTCAAACAAATTAACAAAGCTGTTTATTCTTAATAAGGTTTACATAAAACCTTAAAAAACTATTTTTAGTTTTGTTAGAATAAATATTTATTTGTTAAAGTAAAGAATGCCTAAAAATATAAGGGTAAGAACCAAAATAGGTCAAGACCAAGTAGTTACAATTAATCTCGAACAAGATTTTGACATGTTGGAGATATTAAGTTTGAATATGCATCAAACTGATGTGTATCGAAGAGATTGTGCTGATTTTGGTGTTTTAGTTGGTAGGGTGGTAGCTAATTCAGGTTTTGGTTTACCAAACGCTAAAGTATCAATTTTTATTCCGTTAGACGAGAATGACTCACAAAATGAAATAATTAGGACACTATACCCATTTACTTCACCATCGGTGGTGAGCGAAGATGGTTTTAGATATAATTTATTACCCCAAGACCCTAGTTATACTGGACACGTACCAACTGGAAGTTTTCCCAAACTAAGTGATGTATTATTAAATCAGGAAGTTAGTTATGTTTATCAAAAATATTATAAACTAACAGTTAAGACTAATGATAGTGGTGACTTCATGATTTACGGTGTACCTTTGGGTTCACAAAGGGTAGTCATGAACATAGACCTTTCCGATATGGGTTGTTTTTCTATGGTACCCGAAGATTTCAAAATTCAAGGATTTCCCGATTCTAAATTTGATGGAGCTAAGTTCAAATCAAGTAGTGAGTTACAGTCATTACCACAAATAATACAAATTCAAAAACAAATTGAAATTTATCCATTTTGGGGTGACGAAAACGCTGGTTGTGGAGCTTCAATCACTAGAGTCGATTTTGACCTTAGAGAGGTTGGTGTTGAAATAAGACCTACGTCTGTTTTCATGGGATCTATAGGTACTGACATTGAAAAAGAATCTGTCAATAAAAATTGTAGACCACGTAAAAGACAAGGTAACTTATGTAATGTTATACCTACACAAGGAACCATTGAATCAATTAGATTCACACCATTTTTTAGAGAGGAAAATGGTCAAACCGTACCAGTACTTGAAAGATTTGACGTTGATGGTGGTTTCACAATAGATGAAAATGGTGCGTTCCTTATTAATGTTCCGATGAATATCGATTTTTTGGTTACAAATGAATTTGGTGAACAAGAAATCTCCCAAGATCCAACGATTGGTGTACCAACCAAAGGTAAATATAGATTTAGATTTTCACCTTTGGAAAGTCAAGGACAGTCCAGATTGAGGTATAGAGCGTCATATTTAGTACCAAACATCCGTGAATATAATAATAATGGTGGCAGTGGACAAAGTTCACCAAATGACCCACCAGGTTCCCAATACAATGGAATTGAAAAGACATCATCTTACGCGTTTTCTGTGGATTATTTTGATTATCCACAACAAGCGAGAGATACTGGGTTAATTTTAACTACCCAAGATTATTTTTATGAGTTCCAATTTGGTAAAGTTTATACTGTATCACAATTTATAGATTTTTGGAAAAACAGAAATAGGGATTCATTTATAGGTATAAAAGAAATATTCCCACCAGATGAAGAAAGTTGTGACAGAACACCATTCCCTATTAATGACGGTGTTCGGAATACTTCTTTCAGAGTTATTTTAACACAAACTGTTGTTAGATTAGAACAAATATTGTACACGACTTTCGCGATTTTTATAGGTACAATATGTCCCATACTTCAATTTTTGTTGGCTATAGTAAATTTGTTATTAATAATCGCGTGTATACCGTCAGTACCATTTAACTTGTTAACCGAAATACCACTTCTCGGTACAGTTTTTGAATCAGTATTCGATTTAGTACCTATATTTGGTGATTATTTAGATTTTTGTGATTTTGATAATGGTTTATTTGGTACAATATTAGATCAAGGACTTGATGCGATTTTCCCATCATGTTGTCAAATATTTGGGTGTTTAAAATTACGAGTAACCAAATATCCAGATTGTCAAAAATGTAGATGTCAACATAACTTAGATGTTGAACCGGCATCATTAGTTTTTGGTTCTGGGTCAGATTCTCAACCGTTAATTGGTAACTGTGATGAGGATGAGGATGACGGTAATGATGATTTGTTGGAGTGTTCCACACCCAATAGTGGTCCACAGATAAATGGTACTTGTGGTGAGGATGAGGATGTTTTACAAAATGGTTGTTATATATTACCATACACTGGGTTAGTAAGTGGTATTATACAAACTATCATTAATTTAGTTATAGGGTTTTTAAATTTCATAATTGGTTTTTTTGGTGTTGATGATATATCCACGATAGACACTTTTGGTTTTTTTGATTTAATAACACAAATTGGCCAATGGAGAAGACGTGAGGTTATCGCAAGATCTTTATGTGATGGTGTTGTAAATTATTCATATTCTAATAATTGGGTAAATGGGTTCTTGTACCACTTCCAAT